TGGGCCTATTATGTCATGGGTGCCGCGTGGTACGCCCGCCTGCACAGGTTCGGCGCCTTCGAAGCGGGCGTTGAGCACTACGTGAAGGTCTGTAAATACATGAACGACTATATCAAGACGATGCCGTTCTTCGAGCCGGAGAGGTTTCTATATGTGGAGTGTGCCACATTTGTAGGATACAGGAACCCTCCATACCCCGGCTTCGATGTGGAGAGAGAGGCGGAAAAACTGGCCGACGGAGGAATCGATCACGAGTACCCAAAAGGCTGGAGCTTCCGATCGCTCGCGGAGGAGGCGCTAAAGATGGAGGCGATGGCCGTCGAATACCTATCGTTCGCTGAGTTTACGAAGCAGACGAAGTGGTTGACGGGAGGTTCAAGCTCGGTTGGATACCTTGAGTTCACGACCCCCGACGGTGACGCACATCGCATAAAGTGCCGCAAAAATTTTGTCGTAGACTGCGTCCCGCTCGACGAGCTGGTGAGCCTGAGTCTGAAGCAGAGAGGTCAACAGAACAAGACGATAATCAAAAGCGAACTGGGTAAGATCCGGCTTGCGGTTGCCGCGGATCTGGAGAACTATTTGCTGATGACATGGGTGAACTATCTGCTGGGGGGGGCCTACAAGCAGTGGCCCGGCTCAACAATTGAGGAGTCGGTTGTCGAACAAACGGACAGGATGATACACATGCTCCGGCTGTGTGCCACGAGCTTCGGCCTGCCGTTCGACTATGCTGCGTTCGACCATCAGCCGACGACGGATGAATTGAAAACCATCGTGAGTATCCTTATCAACACTGCCCGGAAAAACGTCCCCGTGTCCGGGTTGAACGAATTCAACGCTATTGGGGAACAGATCCTGGAAGGTTTTGACAACTCGACCCTGAGTGTGCGACTGGAGGATGGAAAAGAGAGAGTGATGCCGGTAAAGGGAGGGCTGATGAGTGGGTTGAGGTGGACAACGGTCGTAGGCAACGGTTGGAACACAGTCATGACTCATGCGGCGTTCAAAATCCTGGGGCAGTGCGGGCTGCCAACCACAGGAATAGAACGCTACATTCGAGGCGACGACAGTGCGATTTTCACGCCTAGCGCCTTTCAGGCGATGGCGATTGCCGACTGCTACAAAACAATCAAAGTCCAAGGTGGTGAGGGGAAATTCTCAGTTCGCAAGAACGAAATGGAGTTCCTTCGAGTATGGTATACGCGCCACCGTGTGTATGGGTACCCCGCCCGCGCCCTACCGGGGCTGGTGCAGCGCAAGCCGTGGAGTAACGCCCCCTGGGAGGAGGCAATGGTGCCGAAGGCCCTGCAAGAGGTCTGCCGCACGCTGAGGAGGCGTGGGTGCGAGACCGATCAGGTCTGGAACACTCTTGCCGCTAACTGGTGTAGCCTCCATTCGCTGCCACGCGCCGCTCTCAGCGTGCCGGCCGCCCTCGGCGGGTATGGCATCGAGGCTTGGGATGGTGTGACCCACCTTAGCGATCCCGTGCCACGCGTTGAGAGACCGCCTCTCACCATCACGAACCAGAACGGCTGGAGAGCAGGAGTGCTGACGAAACTTGCCGAGTCGGAGGGCATCACGCTCACCGCGGAACAAGCGACGAAAGTGGCACACCGGCAGCTCGCCGCCGTCATCGCGTCAGACGACGTCCCCTCGGTCGGCCGCGCCTATCGCCAGGCGTGGAAGGCTAAACTCAAGAGCGTTCGGGTGCGCGCAATCAAGCGCGCCCCGGTCGAGCGTCCCGTGGTATACGAGCCTTTTCCCAAGCTCGACTGCCGGCCCGGGTCGTATGGCGAAGCGGATCGGTGGTTGAGCGACCGTTGCGGTACCTTTGGCAAGTACTCAACGGACATAGCGGCCCTGTCCTCGGTGAAGGACATACTGCGTGAGACAGGTGAGACGGTCAGATCTTGGATCCGTCGGACAAGACCTGCTCTCGACACGGCGCTGCGTAAAAGCAAGGGACATTTGGGAGAAGTACTCGACTGGCTGGGCGGCTCGACCCCCACGCCGCTCAGAGAAGTTCACCCACAGCTGGCTTCGCTGATTGCGAAGTACATAGCGTCCCTCCTCACGCGAGCGCGGTTGCGAAGAGCGGCGTCATCGGTGTACTTCAGTCTGCTGGCCCCATCGGCCGAGGCAGCCTGTATCAACACTGAGCTGGTCCAACGCTGTTTCTTGTGGTAACGCACCGAGCGCCGCACGCGCTGCCAGGGGTAGAGAGGGTGTGCCCGACACGCACCTGCACACGGTTTCCCAACCGTGCCCCCTCAGGGTGATTTGATGACTTCCAGGTGGAAGGTATACACGAACCCG